CTAAAATACAGTAGTCAAGGAAGTCACCCACTTTGTGCCCAGCTCGATAGGCAGCAAACTGCACCATCATATGATGAGTCAGAGCTAGCATAGCCCATGATGAGAGAGCCCCCATAGGTTGACCGGTAGCGTACTTAACGCTACCTGTCAACTCATAGGGATTCATAGGGAATACCCATTCCCTCTGGACTAATAAATTAGCCCAGGCTTCTCCGTATCCAATGATACCCGTGAGGATATCAAGGATATGACTTTGTACCAGTAATGGTACCCGATCCGTCGCAGCCGATAAATCAAAAGAGTAGGCACACTTGTTTACCACAGAAATCTGTGATATCCGAGTGATGCCTGCTTCCTGATCAAAGGTTGCGTCGGACGGGATAGATCTAAGAATGCGGAAGACTGTTGTATGCAGAGGTTGTAACAACCACTGTGTCCAATAGTCGGTTATTGCGAAAATTCGCAATTTCCCAGCTGCTTCCTCTTTGAAAGCAAGCTGTCCCAGACGAAGACCTGTCCGCCATGTGTCCACCTTCCTTGCGGGAGATGCACCATGACGAACGATCTCGTCAGCCATTCTTAGAATGTCTAAGAAGAAGTCACGAATAGATCTAGATGAGGATATATCCATATATTTAAGGATATATTCCATCAGACCTGTCTCTCTCCATGCCAGGGCATCCGTAAGGATGCCCGCTATCGACATGGATACGTTAGGCCCAGCCGCTCGAGACAAGAACGGTTTCTCACGCCGCGCCGTAATCTGGATCCATTTGGGGTTTACTCCAAATGAGCGTAACCAACTCCAAAGGCAATGTGTAACAAAGCCTTTGAAGGAAGTTAATCCAGACTGCGTAGCAGTGCAAGGATCCGTTATTGTACGGGTATTCGGTACCATTGGCCCACTCAGGACCCGGTACAGACTAAAGATACTCATCCACAGTCGAATGACTGTAAGATTGGGTACCATAATCTGTCGCCGGTCCGAAGGACCAATGATAACCGGAAGTCCGTTTCGAGCGACTCGCGGTAAAGGCAGACCAGGTTCTATCTCACGAAGAGATGAAACCGGGTCCTTTGCAACGGCTCTTTGCACCGCCACAGTACAGGCTTTTAACCATTTTATGGTATAAGCTGAACCGTGGTGTTTCTCCATTTTAAGGAGAAATTGTGCAAAAGCGAATAAACGCCGAACACGAGGAGCAATTCTCCGTGTTTGCGTTGCGATCGACAGCATCTGCCAACCGTAACGGTTTAACACGGCCCACAACCCTTTCGGATCATGGAGCGAGAACATCGCCTTAGTCAATAATCGCGATTTTGCAGCTAGAGTCCGTGAAGACAGGTTTAATTTACCTATTTTCATGGTTTTAGTTGTTTAAAAGCAATTAAAGGCTAAGGGACTGCGCTGTTCCACGTTAG